GAGTAGACAACTTAATTGAAATTAGTATTGCAGCAATTGCAGGTAATGCAAACAGTTTAGTTGTAGAAAACAAATTAAACGCATATTTCTCAGGAGTATTCCCTAACGTTATATTGTAATTATTAATCTTTAAAAAATAAAATAAAATGGCAAATAATAAATCAGTCAAAAAAATGACTGCAACAGCAAGTTATGTTAGAGATACAGATGCAGCATCTGGAACAGGAGCAAAAACAGTTGCGGATACTATGAGTATTCCAATCGGTTCTGTTGTAACAGCTTGTATCACAATACCATCTGAAAGTTCAAACTCTTCAGGTAATAGTGAAACAATAACTGTTACAGTAGGTGGAGTAAGTGTTTCAGGAGCATTAAAC